GGATGTTGTCTGACACGAGATACCGGAATTATGCGGGGAGATCGGGGGAGCTGGTGAAACCGGCGGGGAAGGCTGGAAAACCAATGGGTTGCCGTGGGGACGGGTGAACTTTGACGGCGAACGTTTTTGACACCAGACCGGCACGCAAGTAGCGCAGGCGAGTGTCAGGATAGCGGAACAGGCCGGAGCTTCAAGTCGGCTTCAGAAATCTTCGAAAAGGCTTCAGAGCGCCTTCAAAGGTTTGAAAAATAACGATGGGGGCGCCTTCAAAGGTTTGGGGGCGCGGCGGCGATTTCGGCGAAAAGCAGCGCCGAAATTCAATTTTAAGAATGAAGTTGCTTCATTCTTGGGTAATAGTGATGCAATAACAGCTACTTAAGCTCATTTTTCGCGATCTTCAAGAATGAAGTTGCCGGGTGGCGGGACGCGACTGCGCCCCAATCCACGAGTTGACTTGCGCCATTTACCACAACCCCAGTTTCAGATTGAGAAATGCCCGTCCAGATTTAACGTCTCGTTAAGAAACAGGCATAGGCTGATCGACTTCACCAGGATGAAGCCGAGCGTTTCCCGCTACCCGGTTTTCTGCCGATCATACGCTCCTTCGCTTCCTCGGCGAGGAGCGCGAGAGCCGTTTCGACCATCGGCCTTTCCCTGACATCGACAACGCGGCCAAGCAATGCGCCGTATAGTTCTGCAGCCTCCTCGGCAAGCTGGCTGCCGGTGACTGGGCGGCCGATATCCTTGCAAACCTTCTCGATCACGGAATAGGCCCGCCCCATTGCCCAGGCATCCACTTTGGTGGACGGCGCTGGCGCCTTCGACGGATCATCGAAGTGTTCGCCGAGCCCGGTAACTAACCACGAAATATTGACCCCGAACTCTTCATGATATCGCGCCAGAACGTCCGGTGCTGGCGCGGCTTTCCCACGCTCATACGAGCCTAATGTGTCAGGCACCAAGCCCAACCTTTCAGCGAAGCCTTTTCGATCATCCATAAAACCCAATTCATCGCGCACCTCAATCAGCCTTTCGGCCAGAGGTGTCTGCGGCTTCAACGGTCGCGCCATCAAACTTAACGGAATTTCACCGTTTACATAACGGATATTTTCCGTTACTCCTTTCTGTGTTCGCAGATTTCAACACCCCAAAAAAGGAGGCCGGCCAGGGCCTCCCTTCTGGAAGGATCATTTTATGCACTCTGCCGATCAGACCGGCAAGCTTGAGCGCGCCAAGGCGCGCCGACTGAAAGAGGTGGGCCGCATTCGCGACCTGCTGGCGCGCAAGGAAATGACACTTGCGCAGATTGACGAAAAATACGGCCTGCCCCGTGGAACCGCTGGCAATGCGGTTCATGAGCCGCACCTTGCCGGCGAGCGGGCGATTGCCGCCGCGCTGGGAAGACGCCCCGAACATCTGTGGTTCTCCCGCTATCACGCGGACGGCGCGCGCAAGAACCCGCAGCCGGCCGAGAACTATCGTTGGGGACGCCGCATCGCGGCCGAGACGGAGGCAGCGTAATGCGCGATTTCAGCCCCGAGTTTCTCGACGCCCTTATCGAGGCCATCGACCGCAGGCGCAGCGAGCGTCAGGCATCCCATGGTGTTGCGGAGACTTCGCAGCGACTTCCTTCACCAGACAGGCTGATGGAGCAAGAGGCGAAACACTCTCTCATGGTCGCCTATCGCAACGCCCGCCGCGTGCTTTCCAGCGCACAGGTCAAGGTCGTTGTCGATACAGCAGAGCACCGCATCGCCCGCCGCGAATTCTCTCGCATGCGCCTCAATCTTTCTCGTCCTGTTCCGAGACTTTCGGCACAAGAGTTGGTCGAAATCTACCAGTCTGTTTTTGCGCGGGGTCTTCCCGAGCAAGAGGGTCAGGAATGAGCCCCTGCATGACCCATAAAAGCCTGTCTCTGTCGCTTTGGTCGGCTTCGAAATCGCCTCTTTCCGCCAGTGTGTCATCGACGAGCGGCAGTGCCTTGCGAAAATTCTCGATGGAGAAATCCGGCACGAGAACGTCGAGTGTGATCAGCAAGTGCTGGATAATCCGGCTCTGCGCCGCCAGCATTTCCATGACGGTCGGGTCTTCCACATCCGGCAGTTCTTCGTCGGTGTGGCAGCCGGTCACGTCCTCGATGTGGGACATCTGGCGCTCAAGCTCGGCCATTCTCAACTCCGTCAGGCGTCTCGCCTTCCTGTGCCCTCGTCTGATCATCATCACCCTCCGCGATCTGAAGCCGGGGCCACCTTTCCGCATTTTCGAGGTTTCGCCAATGACGAAAAAGCAGCCCGAAATAGACAGAAATCCCTTCATCCCGGCTCATTCGCCGGTCTGCCGCACAGCCGACGTCGTTCTTCTGGCGGGCGTGCCGCTTGCCGGACTGGTGGCGGCGCTCGCCATCGTTTTCTCCAGGGTGCTGCCATGATCGTCGCATCGCAAACTCTTCTGGATATGGCGACATGCTGAACGTCTACGATCAACTGGCTGTCTACGAGGCGACGGTGCATGCGTGCCTTTGCGCGGTGAAGGAAGGATTTCCGCATCTTTCCATCCGCGACATCGTCGATCCGCCGCACGAATGGTTCGATGCCGCGCTCGCCCGGCAAATCGTCATGCATCTGGTCATCCGTGAATTCGGCTGGCCGAAACGGCGTGTCGTCGAGATGGAGGAGCGCTCGCGCGAGGCGATCAACCGGGCGCTGCGCACCATCGACGGGCGGACCGCCCACGATCGCTTTGCCCTGCACTACCAGACCATGGCGGAACGGGCGCGGTCCCTTCTCTTCCTGCGGACATCCGACAACGAGCCGCCTTATTATGACGAGGTCGCCTGATGGCAACGCTGAAATCCATTCCCCTGTCTTCCATCCTCGTGCTCGACCGTGAACGGCCGGTGGACGAGGACAAGGCGCAGGCCTATGCGGCCAACATGACCGAGGTTGGGCTGATCAATCCGGTCACCGTGCGCACCACGCCCGCAGCCAACGGCGGTAAAACGCCCTATACGCTGGTAACGGGCGCACACCGCCTGCGCGCCGCCGCCATCAACGAATGGCCCGAGATCGATGCCATCGTCGTATCGAAGGATGTCGTCGACGCGCAATTGATGGAGCTGTCGGAGAACATCTTCCGCACCCTGTCGGAACTCGACCGGGCGGCGTTTCTGGCTTCGTATCGCCAGGTCTGGGAGCAAAAGCACGGGAAGATCGACCGGACGCGGAACTTGAAGGCCGGACAGAATTCCCCGAACTGCAACGATTGCACTTCGGAGATTTTCGCGCCAGGCCGGACGTTGTCAAAACGGGCGCAGGAGCTGTTCGGGTTCGGCGAGCGCACGTATTTTAATGTCGTCAAAATCGGCCAGAAGCTATCCCCTGCCCTTCGCGCCGTGGTGCGCGGCACGCCCGCCGAAGACGATCAGAAACTACTCCTGAAGCTTGCCGGAATGGCGGAGACGGACCAGGCGGCGGTTGTCGGCGCGCTGAAGATCGAGCCCGACATCTACAAGGCCCTCGACATCCTGAAGCCAGAGAAGCCGAAGGCCGACCCGCAGGCTGCGCTCTTGAAAACGCTGATCCGCGCCTGGGGCGCGGCAGAGGAAGAAACGCGCTCGGCCTTTCTCGCCGAGATAGGCATCGATCCGCTCGATGTCGCCGAGGTTCTTTCGCGGGAGGCTGCGTGATGGCCGATCCCGCCCAGCTCGATTTCTGGAAAGAGCCCGTTTTCCCGGTGCGTGCGCCGGCCGAGCAGATCGACCTCGACCGTTACCGCGCGAAGCTGAAACAGGCCATGGCGAGGGCGATCCGCGAAAGCCAGTACGACCGGCCGACGATTGCGGCCCGCATGGCGCGCTATCTCGGCCTGCCCTCGATCAGCAAGGCCTCGCTCGACGCCTATACGGCGGAGAGCAAGACGGGACATGACATCACCATGCCCCGCTTCCTCGCGCTGATCGAAGCGACCGGTGCGTACTGGCTGTGGGACGAGGCCGCGTCCGTCCAGGGCGTGACGGTGCTGTTCGGCGAAGAGCCGTTTCTCGCCGAAATCGCGCTGAAGGAACAGGAGCGGCGCAGGCTCACCGCCGAGATCAAGATGATGAAGGCACGGCCGATCATCATCACATCGCGGGGGCGGCGCTGATGGCGGGCAAGATTTCTATCATCGGGCAGATTGCCGAGGTCAAACGGCTGATCGGCGATCTTGAGAAGCGATACGACCAGCTTGTGAACGCCGGAAAGATGCGCCGTGAGGAGGCAGAAATGCTGATGCAGCGCCTCTACGCAATCCTCAAGACGCTCGAATTCTGCCAGCAGCACAAGTCCGGGTTTGAAGACTATCTCGCCGAGAAAAAGGCGGGCAAGGCATGAAGGAGTGGTTCACGATCCCCGAGCTGGTGGCCTTGAAGCTGCCGGACCTGCCGACCACGGAACGCGGCATTCACGACATGGCAATCCGGCTCAACTGGAAAGGCGGGCAGGACTGCCGCCGTTCGGCCCGGCGCGGCGGCGGCTACGAATATCACATGTCCGTCCTGCCGCATCGCGCCCAGGTGAAGCTTTCGGCCATAGCGCACAAGGAACAGGTGCGGGAAGAGACACGCGAGGCGCGCAAGCGGGCACACTGGTATCCATGGCAATTCATGACGGACTTGGACCGGATGGTCTGCCATGCGCGCCACGCCGTCATCATGGCGGTCGAACAGGCGTTTGCCTTCAATCGCGCCACCGGTGAAGCCGAACCTGTCAAAGATGTGCTGGCTCGGGTCCTCGCGAAGCACAAGGTTTCGGCCTCCACCTACTACGCCTGGCGCGAAGCGCTGCGCGACGTGGACGAGGAGGACTGGCTGCCGGCGCTCGCCCTGAAGAGCGCGCCTGACGGCGTTGTCCGCGATCCGCGCGCCGAATGCCACCCGGATGCATGGGCGGCACTCAAGTCGGATTTCCTGCGCCCGGAGAAACCCGGTTTTTCCGCCTGCTACAGGCGTGTTGAAGCCGCAGCAAAAAAACACGGCTGGGCACCGATCCCATCCGAGCGTTCGCTGCGCCGCCGTCTCGACGCCGAGGTGGAGGAGGCCGTACAGATCTTCGCCCGCGAGGGCGCGAAGAGCGCCGAGCAGCTCTACCCGCCGCAGGTTCGCACCAAGGATCATCTGCACGCCATGCAGATCGTGAACACGGACGGCCACAAGATCGACCTCTTCGTCAAGGTGCCGTGGAAACCGCTGAAGCCCGTGCGCATGATCCTGCTCGGCATCCAGGACATCTTTTCGGGCAAGATCCTTTCATGGCGCCTTTCCGAGGCGGAGACATGGGACGTGGTGCGTGCCTGCATCGGCGACATGATCGAGGATTTCGGCATACCCAAACGCTTCTTCATGGACAACGGCCGGGCGTTCGCCAGCGCGGCAATCTCCGGCGGCGCGGAGCATCGCAACCGCTTCCGCAAGAAGAAGGTCAACCGCTTCAATATCGACGAGGAGGAGGTTGCCGGCATCCTGAAGACATTCGGTATCGCGCCGCATTTCACGCGGCCCTATGCCGGACAGTCGAAGCCGATCGAGCGTGCATGGAAGGATCTCGCCGAGGAAATCTCCAAGCATCCGGCCATGGCCGGCGCCTATACCGGCAACAAACCAGACGCGAAGCCTGAGAATTACCGCAAGCGGGCGATCCCGCTGGATGTTCTTCAGGCCCATGTCGGCGACCGCATCGACGAGCACAATGCCCGAACTGGCCGCAAGGCCGAGACAGCCAATGGGCGCAGCTTCGACGAGACCTTCGAGGCGAGCATGCTTCATCCCGGCACCATCGTTAGCCGGGCGAGCGAGGAACAGCGCGACTTCTGGATGCTGGCGGAGAAGGTTCTCCAGGTCCGCAGCAACCGTGGGGAAATCCACTACCTGAAGAACATCTACTGGTCCGACGAACTGACCCGCTGGCGCGGCAAGAAGGTGAAGATCCGCTTCGATCCCGACCGCCTGCACGATCCGGTCAAGGTTTACGAACCGAGCGGACGGCTGATCTGCGAAGCGCCGTGCACGGAAAAGGGCCGGTTCGAGGACAGCCAGGCCGCGCATATCCACAACCGCAACCGGAAGGCCTTCCTCAAACACCAGAAGGCACAGGCAGAACTGCACAAGGTCCTGTCCGCCGACGAGCTGGCGGAGGTCTACGGGGCGGCAGAAAAAGCCACACCGAAGCGGCCGATACGGCCTGCCGTCACCCGGATCGTCACCGGCAATCTCGCCGTCGATGCCGACGAAGACGTTTTCACCCAGGCGGATTTCGATGCCGGCATCGCCGCCAGCCTTTCCAGAATTTCGGGCGAAAGCTCGATCATCCCATTCCGCCCGGCACGTTCTGCCGGTCGGAAGATTAGAGCCGAAGAGTAGTGCGTACGGTTCCTCAAAAAAATAGGCCGGGGGAAACCCCGGCCACCAATCAGCCCCTAAGGGCAATGCACAAGGAACCATTGTAATGAACGATTTTGCGGGCACAAGCCCCAACCAGAAATGGCCGCAACCGGAACCTTCGACACGGTTTCTCGGCAAACACAGCGCCGATGATGTCGGTGCCTGGCGAGATCTTCGCGCCCGTGTCACCGATATCGCCGCCCTCAACGGCTGGACGAAGGCGGAGACGGCGCGCCGCATCGGCCTGAAGGACAGCACCTTCTCACAGTGGCTGTCAGGAACGCTGGAAGGTATCCTCGAAAACACCAACACGCCCGTCATGCGCTGGCTCGACGCCAACGAGGAGAGCGCGGGCCTGATCTCGGCGCTGCCGGAGTCCCCTGCCTTCTTCATGAGCAATGCGGCAGCGGAAATTCATCATACGCTTTATCTGGCGCAGACCTTGCCCGGCTTCGTAACGATTACGCTCGACGCCGGGCGCGGCAAGACGGCGTCATGCGAAGAGTTCAAGCGGGGCAAACCGACCGTCCATATGGTCACCCTGCATGAGAAGGCCTCCACGGTAACCGGCGCGATCAACATGCTTGCCCGGCAGATGGGCGTGCGCGTCTTCAATCAGGGCGAGGTTGTCGAGATCATCGGCGAGAAGCTGAAGCGCAGCGGCAATTCGCTCCTCATCGTTGACGAGGCACAGCACGCCGATCGTCGGGCCGTCAACCAGTTTCGTCATTTCAAGGATCTGTACAGGTGCGGTGTCGCTCTTGTCGGAAATGCCGACATCCGGCGCCGGATCAACCAGGAAGGGCCGAACGCCGCCAGCCGCGACCAGATCGTCAGCCGTATCGACAAGAACCTTAAGCGTGACCCGGGCCGTGCCGACGATGTGCGCAACTTCATCGACGCATGGGGCGTAGTCGATCCTTCCTGCGTCAAATTCCTCACAGGTCTAGGCCTCAAGGGCGGAGCGCTTCGCCAGATCGATCGCACGATCAAGATTGCATGCCTTGCCGCACAGCGGGAGCCTGGGGCGCTGGAGAAAAAACATCTGGAAGCAGCATGGAAGAACCGCGACGTGGAGGACATCTGATGTCCCTCCCCGTCTCGACCAGCCGCGAGCTTGAAGGCTTGATCGCCGAGTTGAGCGCCCATTGCGGCGCGGACGAAATCATCATGAGCGGCCAGGCCTACGACCTTCTGGTCTCGCGCCTTGCGGTCATCCGGAAGCTTGCGGTCAACGACGAACGCGAGCTTGGCGCCTGGAAGATGGCGGACGCTGCTCGTTCAGGGCGCAAGATTGTCGACAAGCTTGCCACCGAGCAGTTCGATGGCCTCGTCCGCGATGCGAGCGACAAGGTCATCCGGCCGGAATTCGGGAGGAAATCGTGAACGTCGATTTTTCCCTCTCCGACCATCTCATCGATCTTCGGAGGGCCGTCCTAGCGGCTCTCCAGCCGGGCCACACGGTCGGCTACGGCGAGACGCTCATCATCACCGAACGGTTCAACACCGCCGTCGCACTCGCCCAGGAAGTCGAGGAGGAAAACCGCATCCTCGACCATCGCCTTCGGGCTGGCGGCGACGATCTCAGAAACCGGAAGGCGGCGGCGGACATCACGGATGTCGCCAGCGGCGACAACGTGACCGCCTTCCGGCTCCTCTCTCCCAAGAACTGAAGGAACATCACCATGGATGCCATCATTGACACCATCATTCTCGAAGAGAAGCCCGAGGCCGGCGTCACGCTGGTCAACGGACGGGAATACATGCACGACGCCAAGGGCAACCTTGTGCCTGTCGCCAACATCAAGCCGGAAGACAAGCTCGAAGACGAGATGGTCCGAAAGGTCATCGCTTACGCCGACGATCTAAGCGCTCGGGTCACGCGCTTCCGTGATCATACCATGGGCGATATCTCCAGCTTCGACGCGCTCCTTGCCCAGGAATACGGCGCGACGATCGGCGGGAAGAAGGGCAACAAAACCTATCAGTCCTTCGACGGCCTGATGCGCGTCCAGGTGCAGGTTGCCGACCAGATCGATTTCGGGCCGCAGCTCCAGATCGCCAAGACGCTCATCGACGAGTGCCTGAACGAATGGTCCGCAGATAGCCGGCCGGAAATCCAGTCGATCGTCACGCGCGCCTTCAACACCGACAAGGAAGGCCAGATCAACAAGGCGGAGCTGTTCATGTTGCTGCGCCTGGAGATCGAGGATGCACGCTGGAACCGGGCCATGGAGGCGATCCGGGCGTCCATTCGCGTCACCGGCTCGAAGGAGTATGTCCGGTTCTACAAGCGAACGTCCCTGGACGAGGGCTGGCAGGCCATCACCATCGACTTAGCCAGGGCGTGAGGCGGCCATGACCCGCGCCCTCGCACGCATCCGTGCAGCCAAGCTGCTTGCACAATCTCAGTGCCCGGTTTGTGGCGCTGCCCGCACCGAGACGATCGGCGGATCTCGTTCGCCGATCGCCATCTGCGTTTACCGCTGCACGGCCGAATTCGAGGTTGATGGCAACGGCGAGATTATCCCGATGAACGTTTGCCCGTCTGGCTCCTATGGCGCAGCCGCTCGGTTGAACAGGGAAGCGCGTGCCGAGGCCGTGCGCCAGGCAGGTGCGGCATGAGGCATTTTCGAGACCAGCGGGCGATCCGCGATGCCATGGTCGAGATGTTCGAAGCCGAGGGCGCTCGGGTGGTCGATCGCGATGGGGCGCTCTTCGCCCTGTTCTTCGCCGTCGATAGCCCCACGGCCGTGGCCGTGATCGACCTTGATCGCCTCGCTGCCGACATCGAGAGGAAGCTGTCATGAGAGCCAAGATCGAGATCATCGATCCCTCTGAAGTGGTCGCCAGCATCACGCTGACCATGACCGTGCAGGATTGGAAGGCGCTCAAGAGCGCATTGGACAGTCAGCCCTTGTATGGGCCAGCGCAGCGCGTGCGCGATGCCGTCTTTGCGCTGACATGCAAGGTCGAGCAGGCGATCAATTTCGATGCGCCGGAAGAAAGCCAACATGGCTCCCCCATCGTATCAAGTGGGGGCGAGCCGTGACAGTATGCACCTGCCCGACCTGTGGCCAGGCGCTGCCGCCCGACCATTTCAGTTTCGACGCGGAAGCCGGCATTGTAGTTTCCAGCGGGAAGTATGCGCAGCTCCCGCGCCGCGAGGCGCACATCCTCGAATACCTTCTGGAGCGGCGCGGCCGGATGATCTCGCGCAGCTCCATCTTTCAGGAGCTGTATCGCCGCGATGACGAGCCGGAGACTGAAGCGGTTGTCGAAAGCCATGTCTCAAAACTGCTGAAAAAGTTGAAGCCGCTCGGCATCTACATCACCTCCGAACGCTTCAAGGGGTACTGCCTGACTGTGAGGGAAGCGCCATGACCAACTGCGCTTGCCCTACATGCGGCCAGGACTTGCCGCCGGAAACCTTCGCGATCGACTGGGACGCCGGGATCATCGTCGCGGCTGGACGTTTCGCCCGCCTGACGCGCCAGGAGATGGCGCTTTTCACCACGTTGTACAACGCCAAGGGCGCTGTCCGGTCGAAGGAGCAGCTTCTCGCGGCCGTCACGTCGTTCATCGACGACGAGCCCGAGATCAAGATCGTCGACGTCTTCGTCTGCAAGATCAGAAAGAAGTTCGCCGGCCTCAATGTCGCAATCGAAACCGTCTGGGGCACGGGCTATCGCCTGATGCCGACACATGGAGGCAATGGAGCATGAGCGAAGCCGTATCTTCCGATCTCGGCCAGAAACCGGAATTGATGTGGGTGGCGATGGACAAGATCCGCGTTGACCACAACTATCAGCGTGAGCTGCGCTCTCAGCGGGTCGCGCAGATCCTGCGCGAATTCAACTGGGCGCACTTTCAGCCCGTCATGCTCGCCGAGCAGGAAGACGGGACGTTCGCCGTGTTCGACGGGCAGCACCGTGTTGCCGCCGCACGTGCGCATCCGTCCATCACGGAAATCCCTGCCGCCGTCGTCCGCGTTGCCGGCTCGAAGGAAGAAGCAGATGCATTCCTCGGCGTGAACATCAATCGGACGGCCGTCACCACCGTGGAAAAATTTTGGGCCGGCATCGAGGCCGGCAACGAGGCCATGCTTCGGGTGCAATCCGTGCTGGAACGGGCCGGTTGCGAAGTCATTCAGGCCGTTGGCGTCAAGCCTGCCGCCAACAAGACCAATGCCGTGACCGCCGTCGATCGCTCGATCCAGCGCTACGGCGAGGCCGCGACCGCAGAAGCGTGCAAGGCTCTCGCATCTGCCTGGACGAAGGACAGCGGCGCGCTCGGCGCGATCTTCATCCAGGCACTCGCCCGGCTGTTTCGGAACAACAAGAGCATCATCAGCTTCGATCGCATGGTGCAAAAGCTTCGCGCGAGCGACCGGAAAACGCTGGCTGCGCAGGCAGAAACACTTCGCAAGATCGGCGGCGGCGATGCAGCGCTTAACCTCTCGAAGGCGCTCTGCGAAATCTACAACAAGCAGCTCCAGCAGAACCAGATCACGATCGGGGTGAAGCAATGACGGGCGTTACCCTAAAAACGAAAGGCCAGGCCGATGAGTGACGCGATCCCTACCGACATCATGGAGGCGGCCCGTGCTGCGCTCGCCGATGCCATGGGCGGAAGCTACAGCTTCGACGCCTTTGCTACCGTCTTCGCCAGGGCTATCCAGGCCGAGCGGCAGCGGTGCGCTGGCATCGCATACCGCGTCTGCGCCGAGACCCGTCATGTGACGCTTGGCGACAAGGTCCGTGACGCCATCAACACGGGCGGAGCCCCCGGAGGCGATCATGGCTGACCTGACCGATGCGCAGTGGTGCGTTCTCGACCTGCTCCTTCGTGCCAAGCGCAGGGGCGTATCACAGGTGAACCGCCACGAATTGCTGCACACCGCCGCGATCCCCGATGCGGTCAAGCTCCAGCTCGTCTTCGCCGCCCTGACATTGGCCAGCGGCGATTACGTCGCCTTGCGCGGCCAGCATGACTTCGAGATCACGCCCGCCGGCGAAACCCTCTTCAATGCAAAATTCGGGCAACCGAGCAACGCCGCTGACATTGTCATCGCCCTGCCGGATCGCAGCCGCGAGGTATTTCAATGACCGGCGCAAAACTCTCGAAGGTTCATGTCCACCCGACCCAGCCGATTGCGGACGGCATCCTGTTCGACGACACGCACGGGGCTTCCGATGCAATGGTCAATCGGCTCGCCGCGCGCCAGCTCGTCTACCTCACCGATCTTCGCCTGAACCGTCGGCTTTATGGCGGCCGGATCATCGCCCGCTCTGAAGCCGAGGCAGAGCGGGTGGCATTCGGGCGTGGCCTTGGCGAAGAAATCGTCGGCACGCTCGCGCGCACCGGCCCGTGCGAGGAGCTTTCGCCATGACCAATTCCGCCAAGGCCATTCATGCCGGTTTCCGCCAGCTCGGCATTACCGAGGATGACGACAAGCGGGCGCTCTATGTGCGCGTCACGGGAGAGTCACGCCTGTCGCTCATGTCGGCCGATCAGGAAGGCGCGGTGTTGACCGAATTGCGCCGGCTCGGTTTCAAAACCGTCGAGCGCCGGCCGAACGGGACGGCGAAGCTCACCGGCAAGTATGCGAAAAAGCTCCAGGCCATGTGGATCGCCGCCTGGAACCTTGCCGTGGTGCCTGACCGCGATGACGCCGCGCTGATCGGCTTCGTCAAACGGCAGACCGGCCTCGACGGTATCCGCTTCGTTCATCACGCCGACGATGCCCGCGCCGTAATCGAAGCCATCAAGGCGCGGATGAAGCGCGATGCCGCTGTCCAGTTCGGGACCGACCAGGGCTGCGACTGGCTCACCAGCGATGTGGCCAAGATGGCCTGGGCGCAGTGGCGGATCATCCGGCCGGATGCTGGCCTGATGGTTCGCAAAGGTTTCGACGACGCGGTTGCAGCGGCGCTCGGCCGGACGGTCACCATGCTCGTTGAACTGACCGACCGGGATTGGCAGGCTGTGATGAAGGCGCTCGGCCCGCGCGTTCGCGCCGCCAGAAAGGCAGGCTCATGATGGTCGCCTATAACTTCAAAAAATACTTCGCACCGCAGATCGCCGATCATACGAAGACCCACACCATTCGCAGGCATCGGCCCCGTCATGCGCATGTCGGCGAACCGGTTCAGCTCTTCACCGGCCTGCGTACAAAGTACAGCGGAAAGATCATCGCCGACCCAGTCTGCATCGCGGTCATGCCGATCGTCATCATGTCCACCGACCTGATCGACGCCGGCATTGCCTACATCGAGATCGACGGCACTCCTCTTCACCGCGACGAGATCGAACCCTTCGCCATGTCGGACGGGTTCGATCCGGTTCGCCTTACCGGCCTTGCGCCCCGTTCGCTCATCGGCGCCACCGCACGCGAAACCATGGGCCGCTTCTGGCGCGCCGAAAACCCCGGCTCTCGGTTCGAGGGCGTCATCGTACGCTGGAGACCGTAACATGGGCTCGACGCTGCCGCTCTTCGAAATGGAGACGTTGGAAGCCATCAAAGAGGCCCGTAAGGACCTCTTGAAGCGCCTTCAACGCGGCGGCGTGGACGCCCATACCCGTATCCGGCGCGAGGAGCGCCTCAAAAACCTCACTGCTCGGCAGATCGAAATCGAAACGATGCTGCATCTGGGGAGGCAATGACGATGCGGCGCGAGTTGCCTGCACTCATCCGTGAGATTGCCGATATCGTCGGCCTGCCGGCGGCGCTGAAGCTCGCGGAGGCGAAAGGCGGTCAGCAGATATTCATACCCAACGAAATGCCGGGCGACCACTGGTTGGTTGACCTCCTCGGCGAAACAGCGGCAAATGCCCTCAGCGCCTACTTCACGCACGAGACCGGCGAGCATCTCCAGATCCCGAAGGCGGAGATCTTGCGCCAGCGTAGCCGGATGACCATGGTGAAGACGCTCCTGGCGGAAGGCCGCTCCGCCAACGATATCGCCGCAATGGCCGATCTTTCGCGCCGCGACGTGTTCCGCAAGAAGAAGCAGTTGCGCGAACGCCAGGAACATCCTCAGCTCGATATGTTCGCCCTGAAGAAGCCTTCGGGGTGACGCGCGTCACCACCGCTGAACATCCCCCTCTATCGGATACTGCCCCCGACCGTTGAACCGGTTTTCGGGGGCTTTTTATGAACGTCGGCATAGACCGCAGTCAATTCTACGCTTCGCTGCGCACGTCGTTGTTCAAGCGTGGCCTGACGCAAGCGCAAGTGGCCGGCATGGAAGGTATCCTCGATGCCTTCATCACGCACGGGGACGGCAAGCCCGACACCCTGGCCTACGGCCTGGCAACCGCCTATCACGAGACCGGTTCGCGGATGGTTCCTGTACGCGAAGGGTTTGCCAGCACCGATGCCGGCGCTCGTGCCGCCGTGAACGGCCTGGCCGCCAAACGTGGCCCGAACAGCGCCGTCGCTCGCTATGCCAGGCCGAGAGGCCCGTACCATCATGTCTATTATGGGCGCGGTCACGTCCAGTTGACCTGGCTGGAGAACTATGCGGCGTCCAGCGCGGACGCCGGCGTGGACCTGGTCAAAGAACCGGACGCCATGCTTGATCCGACGATCTCGGCGCGCGTCCTCTTCAAGGGGCTGCTCGACGGGCGCTGGAACGGGCGCGGATACCGCAGGGGGCTGCGTTACTACCTCGACGCCGGTGACGTTGTGCAGGCGCGCCGTACGGTCAATCTGCTCGACAAGGCTGACCTGGTCGCCGGATACCACCGCGCGTTTCTTGCCGCCGCCAACGCGGCCACGGCCGGGGGCCGGGCATGAGGGGCCCGACTTACAACACCACGAAGCGGCAGATGCGCCTGTCCTTCCTGTTCGGATGGCTGGTCATTTTCCTTCTTGTCGGCGGTGGTCTCTATGGATCGCGCGAGGCCGTAGATCTCGCGGCCATCGTCGTGCCGTCGATGATCCTGCTGATTGCTGCCACCCTCGGCATCCACCGTTACACCGGGTCTTTGGACTTCCGGGCAATGTACGATCGCGCACCGTCAAGCACACCTCCCTATGACGCTCGCGACCAGCCGGCAGGAGGGGTCCAATGATCGCCGCGTTGCAAGGGCGAGCGGTGCAGGTCCTCATCGGACTGGCATTGCTCGCCATCATCGTTCTTTCCGGCTTTTTCATCCTCTGGCGCATCGACACCATGATCGAGCAGGCCGAGCGCGCGGCGATCGAGAGCCGCGACGCGCACTGGCGAGCCGAGATCGAGCGCGGGAACGCCGAGGCCAACAGGAAGATCGCCGAGCAGGCAAAAGCAGCGCTTGCGATCGAGACCGATGCCAATGCCCGCATCCGTGCCGTCGAAACTCAACTTGCCAGCCTGGAGGCCGAGAATGCGGCATTACCGAACGGCGATGCTTGCGGCCTCGGCCGTGATCGCATCCGCCTGCTCCCCCGTTGATCCCAAGCCCGTCATCCGCGTTGTCGAGAAGACCGTCACGGTTCCGGCCAGCGCGCGCCAGGCATGTGCGCGCCCGACGACGCTGCCCGACAGGGACATGACCTCGGGCGAGGTCACCGTGAAATGGGGTGCCGATCGCGCGGCGCTTGCGACTTGTGAAACCAGGCGGGCGGCAGCTGTCGCGGCCGTCGATGCCGGAGAAAGCCCTTGATGGACTTGTCGATACTCATGCCGTGGATCGGCGCTGCCCTGTCCATCATCGCGCTCGGCACGCAACTCAAGGCCATCATTTCGTCAGGCGAGCGGAAGCTGGAAGAACGGGTCTCCAAGGTCGAGGTGAAGCTCATCGAGCACGATCGTCGCGTCCAGGCTGTCGAAAACGAGATGAAGCACCTGCCCGACCGGGAGACGGTCCATAAGCTCCAGATCGATTTGACCGAAATGAAGGGACAGATGGCGACCATGGTCAAATCCTCGGAGGCCACCGAACGCGCCACCCGGCGCGTCGAGGACTTCCTGATGAGCAAGACCTGAAGAGTTGAGAGCGCCGCCTTGTGAACGCGCAGCGCGGCAGAACCGAAGAAGGGGGCCACCCGAACATGAAGACGGGCAAATACGGAGACTATCTGGCGCAGAAGGGTCGGCTTGTGATCCTTCAGGCAATCGCACGCGAATTCAACGGTCACCTGCGCGAAGACCTTCTGCAGAAGGCGCTCGACGCCGACTTCCTGTCGCGCTCGATCGAATGGGTCCGCACCCAGTTGCGCAAGCTTGAGGAACTCGGCGCCGTCACGATCATCGAGGACGGCGGAAAGCTGATTGCCGGCATCACCCCTACCGGGCGAGACCATGTCGATCGCCGCTCGCCGCTCGACGGCGTGGCGTGGCCTGACGACGGGATTTGACCGTGACGGAGGAAAGCGGGCGACAGAAAGGGCGCGGACGGCTCTCGACCCTGGAGATGCTGCCTGAAGAGGCAGACGCCGATCTGCTTTGGTTGAACGAGGAGCTTCGCGCAGCCAAGCGCCCGCAGGTCGCAATCCTGAACGAGTTCAATTCCCGCCTGGCAGACCGGGGCATCGGCTCGATCTCAAAAGGCACGTTCTCGCGGTACTCGGTCAAGAAGGCCACGCAATGGCGTGAATATGACGAGCGCCTGCGCCTCTCGCGGGCACTTTGCGAGAGCATGGGGCCTGACGGCGCCGACCGCATGACCGTCGCCATATCGGAGCGGGTGAAGATGGCCGCCGACGAGATCCTGTCGCGCGGCAACCTGACGGCCAAGGAGGTCGCGGCGCTGGCAAATGCGAACCGTGCCGCCATCACGGCGCAGCGTCATTCCGCCGAGCTGCGCCGGTCCCTTGAGAGTGAGTTTGCCGAGCGCATGAAAAAGGTGGCGCAGGATGTCACCGAGGTCGCGCGCAAGGCCGGCGTTACCGATCCGGCTATGGAGGAAATCCACCGCGCGCTCGGGGTTCTCTGATGGGAAACGCACGCGTCATCCCCGCCAATCCCAAAGCAATATTCCTGCCCTACCAGGGCAAGTGGGTTTTGGACAATTCCCGCCTGAAGCTGATGGAGAAGGGGCGGCAGATCGGCCTGTCCTGGTCGACGGCCTATGCGACCGTGTCGCGCACGGCGCTGGCCAGCGCCCGGCTCGACCAGTGGGTCTCCTCCCGCGACGATATCCAGGCCAAGCTATTCCTGGAAGATTGCAAGCTCTGGTCGGGCATCCTGGATATTGCTGCCCGTGATCTTGGCGAAGTGGCGGTGGACCCTGACAGCAAGCACAGCGCCTATGTGCTTCGCTTCGCCAACGAGCGGCGCATCCATTCCATGTCGTCGAACCCCGACGCCCAGGCCGGCAAGCGCGGCGGGCGCGTGCTCGACGAATTCGCCCTCCATCCCGATCCGCGAAAACTCTGGTCGATCGCCTATCCCGGCATCACCTGGGGCGGCTCGATGGAGGTCATCTCCACGCATCGCGGCTCGCAGAACTTCTTTAACCAGCTCGTCCGTGAAGCGCGTGAGAACGGCAATCCGAAGAAGATCAGCCTGCACCGGGTGACGCTCGAAGAAGCCTTGAACGACGGCTTCCTCTGGAAGCTCCAGCAGTCCTTGCCGACCGACGACGAGCGGCAGGCGATGACGGAGGAAGAGTATTTCGACTGGGTGAAGGCGGGTTGCGCCGACCAGGAAAGTTTTCTGCAGGAATACATGTGCCAGCCGGCCGACGACGATGCGGCCTTCCTGGAGTACGATCTCATCGCCAGCTGCGAATATCCGACCGCCGTGGACTGGCGGAAGATCGAGGGCCGTGACCTCTATGCCGGCATCGACATCGGCCGCAAGCATGACCTGACTGTGCTCTGGATCGTCGAGCGTCTGGGCGATGTTCTCTATACCCGTCATATCGAGACACTGAAGAACATGGCAAAGGCCGACCAGGAAGCCGTGCTCTGGCCCTGGATCAACCGCTGCCGGCGCACCTGCATCGACGCAACAGGCCTTGGCATCGGCTGGGCCGATGACGCGCAGCGCAAGTTCGGCAGCTATGCCGTGGAGGCCGTCACCTTCACGCCCCGTATCAAGGAGAGCCTTGCTTATCCCGTCCGGTCTCGGATGGAGGATCGACGGCTGCGCATCCCCTACGACCAGGCCATCCGTTCCGACCTGCGCTCCGTCACCAAGCAGGTGAGCGTCGGCGGCAATGTCCGCTTCACCGCAGAGCGCACGCCGGACGGGCATGCCGACCGGTTCTGGGCGCTCGCCCTTGCGATCGAAGCCGCCGGCAACGCGCCGGTGACGTTTGAGTATCAAAGCGCCCGCGATCTTCACACCGCCTCCGGTGACGATGACGATGACGGCGAATTCTTCGGGAGAGCCCATTGGTAGAGCGCACGTCCTCCATCCTAGGGCCGGACGGCCGGCCGATCGTCGTCAAGATGTTGTCGGAAGAGATCGCCACGCCGACCGTTGCCGGCGTGCGGCGCACGCACGAGGAGCGCGTTGCGACGAGGCTCACGCCCGAACGCCTCGGCACGATTCTGCGCGATGCCGCTGAAGGCAACGCCCGCGCCTATCTTACGCTCGCCGAGGAGATGGAGGAGAAATACCTGCATTATGCCTCGCAGCTCCAGACGCGCCGGCTGGCGATCGAGAGCGTCGACGTCACGGTCTCGTCCGAGAACGTTCCGGCCAAAATCACCGATGCCGTCAACGAGCTGATCGACGACGACGGCTTTCACGAGGCGAAAGGCAACCTGCCGGACGGGATCTCGAAGGGCTATGCCGTCGTCGAGATGATGTGGGAATACGAGCGCAAGCGCCTCCGGCCGGTGGAATACAAGGAGCGTGACCCCCGCTTCTTCCAGATGGAGCGGCTCGGCCTTCGTGATCTCCGCCTTGCCGTGGACGGATCGATCGAGGGCGATGAGTTGCCCCAGGCCAAATTCCTGCGACACCTGCCGCGCACGAAACTCGGCCTGCCATTGCGGCGTGGCATGGCGCGGCCGGCGGCTTGGGCGTTTCTGATCCAGCAGTTCACGATGCAGGACTGGGCAGCGTTCTCGGAGGTGTACGGCATGCCGCTGCGGCTCGGGAAATACCCGGCCAATGCCAGCTCCGGCGACAAGCGGACCTTGCTGCGTGCCGTCACGTCGATCGCCAACGATGCCGCCGCGATCGTGCCCGAAGGCATGATCATCGAGTTTCATGAGGTCAACGGCGCGAACGGGGCTGCCGTCTTCGGTGGGCTCCTGGATTATATCGACAAGCAGATTTCCAAGCTCGTCGTCGGCCAGACCATGACCAGCGACAACGGCTCGTCGCTTGGCCAGGCCAAGATCCACAACGAGGTGCGCCTCGATATCCTTCGCGCCGATTGCCGGCAGCTCGCCATCACGATCAACCGCGACCTCATCAAGCCGTTCGTCGATCTGAACTTCGGCCCGCAGGATCACTACCCGCTCGTCGAGCTGCCGGTGCCCGATCCGGAAGACGTGAAGGCCCTGGCGGATAGCCTTGCGCAGCTCGTGCCTCTCGGCCTGCGCGTCGGCCAGAACGAGGTTCGCGAGAAGCTCGGCCTTTCCGATCCACAGGCCAGCGACGAGATCCTGAAGAAGGTCGAACCGGCCGCCGAGCCTCCGCCGCCAGTCGTTGCCGGCAAACCCGCGAAGCAACCGCCTGCCAACGATGGCAAGCCGGCCGCCGATGACGAGCGCACGGCGAAGACGGCGGCGCTATCGGCGCTCGTCTCCGATCACAAGCGCGCCTGCCGGTGCGGCGCCTGCGAAGCTCTGCTCGCAGCCGAGGCGGGCGAGCCGGATGCGCTCGACCAGGTCGAGACGCTCTTCGCAACCGCGATGGATGATTGGGAAGCGATTGCCGAGCCAATCATCCAGCCGCTCACGGAAATTCTTCAAACCGCAGCCAGCCCCGAGGAGGCTTTGAAGCTGCTTCAAACCGCCGGCCCCGATACCTCGAAGCTGGCCGCAAGCCTGACGCGGCTCACCACTATTGCCCGTGGCATCGGCGATATCGCGGACTGATCCATGGCACAGTTCACGGATCGGTTCGAAACGACGCGGGAGGTCACGGCCTATTTCGATGGCAAGGGGCTGAAGCCGGGCTTCTCCTGGCTCGACGTATTCGATCAGGAGCATGCCTATAATTTCACCGTGGCGAAAGCCGTCGAGCTGGAGCTGCTCACGAGCTTCCGGGATGTGACATCGGCCGCAAACACCGGCGGGCACGGTTACGACACCTGGCGAAAGAACATGGCTGCGGAGTTGCAGCGGCTCGGCTGGTACGGCCCACGCATGGTGAAAGACCCTGATGGCGTCGATCCGGATCGTATGGTCGATTTTTCCTCCGATCGCCGGCTGCGCACGATCTTCTGGAGCAACATGAACTCGGCGCGATCGGCCGGCCAATGGGAACGAGCGCAGCGCACGAAGCGCGGCCTGCCCTACATTCTCTATGTCCGCACCACGTCTGGCGATCCTCGTGTCGAGCACCTTGCCTGGGTCGGCCTCATCCTGCCCGTCGATCACCCGTTCTGGAAAACCCACTGGCCGCCGAACGGCTGGATGTGCAAGTGCCAGGTGCGCCAGATCAGCGCCCGCGAGGCCGCGCGCCTGCTCGGCACCTCGCGTGTCGTCGGCAAGGATCCTGGCGGCAACGACATCACCATCTCCTACACCGACCAGGTGCCGGACCTCGGCCCCGATCGCGACTTCCGCAATCGCCGCACCGGTGAAATCATCAAGATCCCGCCCGGCATCGATCCGGGCTGGCAAACCAATCCGGGCCTTGCCCGTGCCTCGACGCTGATCCAGAACTTTGAGGAGAAGCTCGCGGTTGCCCATGTCGATGACGCGACGAAGGTGCTGAAGGAGCTTTGGGACGATCCCTATCTGCGGATCGCTCCCAAGCTTCCGGAAAAGGTTTGGTTGCCGGCGGGCCACAACGCCGCCCTGGCCGAGCAGCTCGGCGCTGCCTCGCCCGTCATATCCATAACCAGCGAGGCAATCGCGGAACGCATCGAGCGCCACAAGATGCCGGTGGAAGATTTCGCGGTGCTGCCGGACCTGTTGTCAGGCGGCGAGATCACGCCCGACCTTCGCGGCAAGCCGAACACGCGGTCGCTCTGGTGGCGGGCGGGGCGCTCGATCTGGCGTGCCTTCGTCGCCGTGTCTCAAAATGGCTACATGCGAGCCACCTCACTCCACCAGAAGGACGAGGCGGAAGCGCGCCGTCAAATGGGACGGGCCGGTCTGAGGTGGCCATGGGAATGATTTGCGTGGCAGGGAGGGACCGACCTCCGGCTTGCGCCGGCTCCCCTCCATTGGCCATCAAGGGCTCCGGGTTTCACTGCCACGCTTTCTTCAGAATAGCCCCGCCGTCCGCCAATTTCAATGTGGTGCAGGCCGACATTGTTTAGCGCCTCTCTGGCGCGCTCGGCACACTTCGACGCATCATCAGCCGATTTTGACCGAGATGCGCGCCCACGGGCTTCAAAACGGCTTCAAATTTGATGCTACCTGCCTGTGCGCGGTGCGAGAATTGGTGAGCGACTTAGCGGGGAAGGTTTGAGCGGGGGTGACATGCGTCACCTCCGAAGGCGATCATCTCGCATGGCAAATATGCCGCATGACGAAGAGCACCGCAACCCGCCCTGAAAATCAATCGGACCTGACAGGCGCCGCCATCGGCGTCGTTCTCCTCGACGCCTTCCTTGCTGACCCGCAGGCGGCGGAGGCCAAGCGCGGCCCGGAATGGATCAAGGTCGCGCCGCGCGGTGCCTTCACGGCCCGCGACGGCCGTAAGTTCTCCGTCGATCCGGAGGCGCTCTCCGCGCGGTTCGCAGCCGATGCGGTCGATTTGCCCGTCGACATCGACCATTCCACCACGCGCAAGGCGATCTTCGGCGATCCGGCCCCGGCCGTGGGTTGGATCAAGGAGCTTCAGGCGCGCACCGATGGGCTCTACGGCCGTGTCGAGTGGCTCGACGAGGGCCTTCGCATCCTGTCGGCGCGCTCGCACCGCTACATCTCCCCGACCCTTGCGGGCGAAGGCTCGAAAATGTGGCTGCACTCGGCCGCGCTCGTCGCTGCTCCCGCCGCCTCCATGCCGGCCGTCGCGTCGGCCGATCTTTCTGCAACCCTGGAGAAACCCATGTCGAAAGCCATTGCCGCCGCCCTCGGCCTTTCCGAGGACGCCGCCGAGACGTCGTGCCTTTCCGCCATCGCCGGCCTGAAGAGCCGCATCGATCCCACCGTCCACGCCCAGGCGCTCGACCAGGTGAGGACGCTTTCCACCGAGCTGGACGGTATCAAGGCCGCGACCCGCAAGGGGAAGGTCGATGCGCTCCTCGAGGACGCCGTCACGAAGAAGAAGATCAGTCCGGCCCAGCGTGAAAGCTACGAGCTGCTCTGCGCCACCGATGACGGTCTCGTCCAGGTGACCAAGCTGATCGAGACACTCGGCGCCGGCCTTGCCGCGTCCGGGCTCGACACGAAGCTGCCGCCCGGCGACGTCCAAACCCTTTCGGCCGTCGATCGCCAGATCATCGCCGAGATGGGGCTCACCGAAGACGAGTATCGCAAGGCGAACGGCCTCGCCGCCGCCTGAAGCCTGAGGGGATTTTGACATGACGGCACTTTCACAGGCCCGCCAGCCCATCGAGATCGAGGGCAAGTACGGCGTGGCGCCCGTCAAGGGCTCGACCACCATCTATCAGGGCGCACTCGTCGTCGCCGAGAGCGGCCTTGCCGTTCCGGGCAAGACGGCGGCCAGCCTCGTCGTTCTCGGCATGGCGCGGGAAACCGTGAAGAACGCCGGCGCAGACGGCGCGGCCAGTGTGCCATTCGAGCGCGGTGTCTTCGATTTCGCGAACTCGGCCAGCGCCGACGAGATCACCACCGCCGACCTCGGCAAGGACGCCTACATCGTCGATGACCAGACGGTCGCCAAGACGTCGAACAGCAGCGCCCGCTCCGTCGCCGGCAAGATCATGCACATCGAAGGCGGGCGCATCTACGTGCGCGTCGGCCTCTAACCACGAGGGACACATGGCAAAGGTTATCACCCCCGACGTTCTTCAGGCCGCGCAGCGCGGCTTCAAGACGGCCTTCCAGGGCGGCTTTTCCGGCGTAACGCCGATGTACGAACAGATCTGCACCGTCATCATGTCGACGGCGGGCGAGGAAACCTACGGCTGGCTCGGCGACATGCCGAAGCTGCGCGAGTGGATCGGCGATCGCCAGGTCAAGTCGCTCGCCAGCAAGGGCTATACGATCCGCAACCGCAAGTTCGAAATGACGATCGGTGTCAGCCGCGACGACATCGAGGACGACAAGCTCGGCCTCTATACGCCGCGCTTCAAGATGCTCGGCGAGAGCGCCGCGAAGCATCCCGAAGAGGTCGCCTTCGAGCTGATCAATGCCGGCACGAGCCTTCCCTGCTACGATGGCCAGTTCTTCTTCGACACCGATCACCCGGTCGGCAAGGAAGGCAGCGTCCAGTCCGTATCGAACTTCCAATCAGGCTCCGGCGCGATGTGGGTGCTCGCCGATCTCAGCCGGCCGCTGAAGCCGTGGATCTTCCAGAAGCGCCGCGACTACAGCTTCACCACCATGGAAGACGCCAAGACTTCCACCCACGTCTTCATGACCGACCAGTATCTCTATGGTGTCGATGCCCGCGTGTCGGCCGGCTTCGGCTTCTGGCAGATGGCCTTCGGCAGCAAGGCGACACTGGATGCCACGAACCTGAAGGCCGCCTACGAGGCAATGATCAGTTACAAGGACGATGAGGGTCGTCTCCTCGGGATCCGCCCGACGCACCTCATCGTCGGCGCGACGAACCTCTTCACGGCCCGTGAAATCCTGCTGTCCGAACAGATCGGCGGCTCGACCAACACGCTGCGCAACCTCGTGCAGATCATGGACGCACCGTACCTGAAGTAATCCCGGGGGCGACCGCTTCGGCGGCCGCAAACTGCCGGCGGATATTCTCCTCCCATCCGCCGGCGGTTTTCCGAGAGCAGCCGGGTGCTGCTTTCCGAAAACCGACAGGAGACCGAAATGGCAAAACTCGAAGCCAAGACAAAGGCGGCCCTGAAGGATGCGCCCGTTGCATCCGTGCCCAGCACACCGACGCCCGCCGAAGCGGCGGCTCCGCTGGAGAACGTCGACATCAAGCTCTCCCCGGAGATGGCGGAAAACCTTCGCCCCATGCTCGACCAGGTCGAGGCGTCCCTCGGCGATGGGGACGAGCCCGCGCCCTATGCCACCGGAGTGCAGGCCGAGCGCATCTACATCATCTCCGCCCCGGGTGGCCCGCGCCGCCGTGCCAATCTCGCCTTCGGGCCGGAGCCCCGCGAATTGGTCTGGGAAGATCTCGGCGATACCGACGAGGCGCGCGAGCATGCCCTCGATGCGCTCCGCGCCGATCCGCTCATCAAGATCGACGGTCGCTACGAAGAGCGCCCGCTCGAAGACTGAAATCCGAGCAGGGAGCGCCGCGAGCGGCAGAGGCCGGAGGAGCCGATAGGCCGAGCCGGTAGCAAGCCCGAAGCCCT